CTTTTTCTACGAACTGCTTTAGTTTGAATATTAATCTATGTAAAAAGGTATATGCGTTCTTTTCCTTAGTAGTAGTCAGCTTGTTAGCTTTCTTAAGGATCTTACCTCTCTCGTCAATAATACCTTCTTTAAAAGCATCAGTGTCTTTAAAAGGTTTTACTAACATAGAAATTATTCTATAAGCAATTATATTATCTACTGTTTTACTCATATCTCTCTTAGTATATCTACGATGCTTTCATCGTGATTTAAACTTGTGGAACGAGTGGATGTTCCTGGAATATATTCGGGAAGTCTGCCTAGATATGTTAGGAATACAATAAGTGCATTCCAGCTTTCTTCATCCACTTTGAAGAATAGCATATCAGTTGCAGCTTCTCCCCATAAATTATAAATTACGATTATATGATTTAAAATTAATCTTTCTCTTAGATCTTTGTTCTTTTTATATCTTTGAAATAATTTGTTAAGATATAAAAACTTCTTTAAATCATTTTCAAACTCTTCAAGTGTCGCACAAGAAGGGTTATCGTAATTATTTAGAGCAAACTGAAGAAAGTTATTTTCTGTCAGTTTTTTTATCATTGCTCTTCTTTGGTTCTTCAGTTTGAAATTTTACAATATCTTCTAATGCTTGAATCGCACCAGTCAACATGTTCATCTCAGCTTGAGTATTAACCACACCTTGATTAAGTTGAATAAGGATCTCTTCTTTTTTCTTTAGAGAATCTCTGTATCCATCAAGTTTCGCATTAACATCATAATCTGCCATAATTATCTCCTAAAAATAATATATTAGTTTACAACTACAGAGTTAGAGCCAATAACACTCCACCCTACAGTAGCAACATACAGTAAAGTGACTGCGTCACCAACTGCATTGAATGTTATAGTAGTACCACCATTTAATGTTGTAGGTGTAAGGACACAAGATCCTGAACCACCAACTACTACAAAAATTTTAACTTGCCCAACTGTACCATTAGCAAGTGACGCAGCATCTGAACCAGATGACAAAGTAAGTTCGGTCACAGCTTTAGTTAAGTCGGCAGTAGATGTTCCTGTTGAAGACTGAGCAGTTTGCGATAGGTATAAACTACCACCACTGATTGCTACATCCCCATTTACATCAAGTTTCTGTGTTGGAGTTGCTACTCCTACACCAACTCGGTCAGTTGAAGCATCTACATATAATAGATTGTTGTCGTTTAATCCTTCGACACGAGTGTCTTGGTCACCACCAGATTCGTTAATAATAACTGGGGTGTCTAAGTTTGCGAATAGATTTGCGACTGTTAGTTTTTTATTAGAGCCACCTTGAACGATATTCAAGAGATCGGCACCTGCAGCAGAGGTTGCTGCGACTAGTTCTGAAATTTTTTGGTCTGCCATAATTTTACTCCTATTTTATATTTGCAGAATAGGGAGGGTTTTTTACAACCCTCCCACAGTTCTAGGTTTATGTTATTCGGTTATTAAGATCCGAAAGTAAGTGTAGCTACACCATTAGAGACTTGCTCTGGTGCACCATTAGCACTGTTCACTTTTACTCTGTACTTCTTACCATTGTGAGTAGTATCAGTCACACCAGATACTGCTAATGTAGCAGTAGCGAAGTCTGCGTAGATTCCACCATCAGTGCCAGCAGCGATGTCAACCCAACGAGTTCCTGACGCAGTTTGTCTTTGCCATTTGTAGTTGAGTGCACCAATCGTACCTACGACTGATCCAGTAGTTAGAGTAATTGTTGCATTTCCACTTGATGTAGTCATTGCAGCAGGTTGTACTGTTATAGCGAATGAGTTAGCAGCATCAGATACAGAAGCATCATCAGCAGCATCGTCACCTGCTTGAGCAGCAGTACGAGCCATAGCAACTATACATTCAGCTTGGTATCTTGTATTACCATCTGAGTCTTGTTTGCCAGATTTAATTGTCCACCAACCAGCACCAGTAATACCTCTTGCTTTGTTTTGAGCAAGTTGTGCTTCGTCAGTATCAACGAACATAATGTCCGCAGCAGCATATTTGTTTCCTGCTTTTACGACACTTGCGACAGCTTGTACACCAGCGAAAGTTTGTGCGTTATTACCTGTACCAGAAATTGCGATTGCAGTTCCAGCTTCGGCATTAGTTTTGTTAGTAGCAACTTTAATATTAGTTGCGTCAACTTTAATTACGAAGTAAGTTGTACCACCAGTTAATCCAGTGATATCAGTACCACCACCATTAGCATATATAACAGCATCACCTGTATTTAAGTTATGCGTTCCAGTTGTGATTGTATCAGATGCAGTAGTGACAGCAGAAGTAGCAACAGTATTAGATGTTGGTGCAGCAATTGTCACACCAGCAGCATCACCTGCTACATATCCGTCTCCTGGATCTGTAATTGTAATTGAAGCAAGAGTAGAACCAGATAATACTCCAGTTCCAGTTGCTTGAGTGCCAGATGCTGGGGCAGCAATTGCGACTGAAGGAGCGGAACCATATCCACTTCCTAAAGTAGTCACATTTAATTTTTTAATTTGCCCAACTTCTAGCCAGTTTGGTCGATTCACATGCGAATCAGAGTCTCCCCACATTGCCATATTAGTCTCCTATTTTAGATTGAAATTGTTTATATGATAAGGGCATCCCTTTGACTGGCTCAACTTTTGGCTCGTTGACGGACTCTAAGTCTCCATCTTCCACCAACTTAATGTAGTCATGGGCAGAGTCGGTAAGATCTGAAACGATCTCTTCAACTTCTGATATAGTTAGACCATTAAAGGTCTCAAAACTTTCTGCTGCTTTTTTCAAAGCATACTTAACTTTTCCATTAGATGCTAATCCTTTTTTCATTTTATTAATTGCATTTGTAGCACCAGTGTAGTTATGTCCAGCCATCTTCTTAGCGATGTCGACAGCTTTAGCGATTTCTGCATCGGAGAATTCTCCTTCATCAATCATTTCGTCTTTATCTTTTTTCTTTTGTGCGTTTACTGATTTTTTAGATTTCGGTTTCATATACTTAGAATGGTCTTCTGTAGTATAAATTTTTAAATCCTCAGTTGGTACTTCTTTTTCAACACCATGTTCGAATTCTACATCATACCAAGAAACATAGCCATCGTCAGTTGGTACTGCGTGACTTTCATAAACTGGCTTTCCGAATCCCCATACAATATGTTCTACGACAGTAGCACAGTCATGGTCTTTTGAATGACAGTTTTCTCTTTCTTCGTTAGCAGTTTTTGCAGCACTAGCGAAATCTTTTTCTGTAGGTGCACCCTTCTCACCTTTTTTACGCATTTTTTCTCCTCGTTTTCTTTTCATATTTATATTATGATACAGACCAGGACCTTTCTCGTCTATTGCTTCTTCTTTCTTGAATGCATTGGGAGCCATTCTCATATATTCATGCCTTGCTTTTTTAATTTTGTCACTAATGGCATCAATATTCTTTCCTGCTTTTCTCATTTTATCTCTTTGGATAAGCATGGCTTTAAATGCTGCTGGCATTTCTTCATCAAGTGATTCTTTGTTGAGCATTTTGCCATATTCTATTCTGGCTTTTTTAATTTTGTCACTAATAGAATCAATATTCTGTCCCATAGCTTTCATTCTAGCTTTTTGGTCCAGCATTTTTCTCAAGTCACCATAGTTTCTGATTGTTTCATCAAGCGATTCTTTTTTCATACCACCTGCTTGAATTTTTTTCTTTTCAGCTTCTATTTCTTTATCAACCACCATAGTGTTTTGACCCATTTTTCTCATGCGTTGCTTCTTTAAAAGTAAATCTGAATATTTTGCATACTTACCTTCAGTTTTCATAGCTTTTTCTAATTCTTTAGCTTGACCTGAATGTGCTTTAGTTGCACCTTTTAATGCTTTTACTACATCTTTGACAACTTTCTTATCTTTATTGTCAAGTTTTTCTCCCATGGTTATGCCTTTTGCTTTCTTAAGTTTTGCTTCCGCATCCCTTTTCACTTTGTTAGCTTTCTTTTGCATTTCCTTTGCTCTTTCAGCAGAGGTCATAGGTTTCATCATGTCTTCGTTTTTGACAGCCTTAGAAACAGCTTTGCGTCTTTTGTGAAGATATTTGTCAGAAGCATCGACATCGCCATCGTTGTCGATATCCTTGTCTTTTCTATCTTTAAATTTTTTCTTTACAGCTTTTGAATTCACTGAATCCAATGCTTCCATAAACTCTTGATATCCTAAAACTTCTGACATATTAGTACCCTTTACTTAATTAAATTGTCTAGCTCTCTCACTGCTGCAGCTTGTAGTCTATCACCATAAGTTTTTGGTTGCTCTGCTGGTTTTTCTTCAGCAGGAGTTTCCTCAGCTTTTGGTTCTTCAGCAGGTGCTTCAGCTGGAGTTTCAGCTTTTGGCTCTTCTGCTGGAGTTTCTACAGGTGCTTCAGTTTCCTGAGTAGCTTCTGGAGTTTCATTCTCTACAGCCACTTTCTCATCTTCATTAATCATTTCGTTCTCCTTCATTGTTGAATTTACTATTATTTAGTTCTATTTTACTTTCTAGTTCTCGAATTTTACCTTCAAGTTCTAGTACTTTTTGCCTTTCGGACTCATATAATGCAAGATAATCCATTATTTGTTGTGTCCAACTGATAAATCATCGTCATCATCGTCTAAAAGGTCACGCAATTTTTTCTCTCTTTCCTCTTCTTCTTCGAGATATTTGTCTATATCAGTTTCCATACGATGCTTTTCATCAGTCCCTGCCATGAATTGTTTATAAGCAGAGTTGCCTGAATGTACTTCTTTACCATCTACTGTATCTGTAGTTGGTCTAAAGATAATATCTTCTTCGTCGAATTCAGGTATAGGATAAGGCATATTATCATTTTCGATCTTATACTTAATAACTTCAAAGATATCTCTAAGGGTTTTGACCCACATAATCTCAGTATTTTCGATTTGGGCACCAAGCATATCCTCAGCATCCATAATTAGTTCGATAGCATCAAGCGAATCAATATCTAAATCCCTTACGAGGTGAGCATCCATACCACCAGCTTCCATAATCTCAGATACTTCTAGCTGTTTAATCTCAGCCAAACCTTCAATAATTTTTTTCTCAAACTCTTCTTCTGATAAGAATTTAACATAGTGTACTTGAACAGCTTGTCCTTCGGTAATTGTCAACCTTTTATTTTCATCAATCTCTTGTTTATTTTCTTTTAGCCATTCTTGAGCACCTTCTAAATTATTATCGCCAATCTGTTCAATCGCCCAATCTACTTTGGATTTGTCAGTTGTTTTAGCAGTTGCTTCCTTATATTTCTCATAATCCTCTAGTTGTTTTTCTCTAGTAGGAATAGCCATACCCATAACTCTTTTAAGCACACCCTCAGGAAGAGGTGCATTAGGATCTGTACTATAAGGATTTACACTAGGGTTTGATTCTGTAGGTTTTGTCAACCCACTTTTCATTTCTTCCTCTAGTTGTTTTTGTTGTGCCAGATGTTCTTCTACATCTGCTTCGTTGATAAGTTCATCCCATTGTTCGTCAGTTTCTGGGATGTCCACTGGACCATTCTTTTCACTACTCATATTATCTCCACTTTGTTAATGTAATTAACTATTTACTTTGGCACCTGCTCTCCACTGATAGCATGACCAATATTTCGCTTTCCATTTTGGACCTGGATTATCACACCCATGTCTTGCTCTGAAACTTTTTCTCCTTTTAGGATCGTCCCTTTTAATACTTAGGTTCGGATCTCCGAATCGTACAACAACGACATTACCTTTTGGACCTTTTACATATACCTTAAATTTTTTGTTAGGATTTTCAGAAGTACGAATAGGATCGTTAAGTGTGACAGTTTTGCCTTGATACTTAGCTTCTTCTAATGTAGGAAGTTCCATAGCTTCGCATACTGCGTCTATGTTATCTTCTCTATGTTCCTTAAAAGTTTTCATTATTTTTTCCTAACTCCACCATATGCTTTACCAGTTGCCCCACCATAACCTTTTTTACTTTTAGATCTTTGACCAACATAGTTGCCTACAGTTTTACGACCTGTTTGTTTTTTGGCAGTTCTAATTCTACCACCAGCCAGTGCCGATTTAAATTTTTGAGCAGGTTTTACAGATTTTCTACCATGTAGTCTTTTCTTTTCCATCTGCCTAACACGAGGTGCTAGTTTTAGGGCAATCCTTTTTACTACATGACGCATTTTAGCGATTCTTGCTTCGGCTCTTTCCCTTTCACCTACAGATAGTTGATTAGGTGCCTTTTTAAAGAATCTTCTTTTCAGTAATTTTACTGCTAATCTTCTTGCTCTACTATTTATAACCTGTGTAGAAGAGTGTCGTCTAAGAGCGATTCGTAAACTTCTTGCTCTCCTTGCCTTAGTTCTTCTAACTCTTACTCGGTTTTTAATTCTTTCAGTTCTACTTAGTACTTCGTTCAGCTGTTGTTCTAAATCACCCTCAAGATATTCAAAGTTTTCTTGAGTGACTTCGCCTTCTTCATCTTCAACTTCTAATGCTAGTTCTTCATCATCATATAAGTCAAAGATATCTAGTTTACCATTTATTGGATCTTGCTCAGGGTCAAACATATTGACCACATTTTCGATTTCATCATCGTTAAGATCGTCAAGCATTGCGTCAGCTTTTGGGTCAGCTACAAATACTTCTAAATCATATGGGTCGTCAGACTTAGGTGTTCCTGATTTTTTTTTAATCTTATCAGCTTTTGGTTTATCTTCAGTTTCTACTGGCTTATCGATTTCTATTTTAGTCATCGGTTCGCCATCAGCTTCTTCTTTCATAGCCATCTTAGTAGCTGTAGCATACATTACATCTTTATAATCTTTACCATATCGCTTTTTAAAATCAGCAGTTTTATCTTTCATGCCCTTAACGATATCTTCTCGTTTTTTCATTTGGGCATCAGTCATTTCCTTTTCTTCTGGTATATCGCCATAAGTTTCACATGGGTCTTTGCCACACCCACAGTTCTTTTTTTGTTCTTTTAATTCAACATCGCCTTTTTTCTTTTTCTTATTTGGCTCTACTTCATCACTCATTGCTGACCTTGCTTTATCTGCAAGATCTTTATCAGCTTTGCCCCAAGTTCCTTTACCTTTACCAATGAAACTATTTACACGAGCGAGTGCCCATTGTTGTTGAGATGCTCCTGGACGATGCCCTGTACCATATGCAGCCATTCCTCTTTTGTAAACCTGCATTAATATACCTTTAGGAATACCAGACTTCTTAGCTTTCTTTGCTACAGCTGTGTTTTCTTCTAACCAATCTTCATCGATAACTTGTTTCATTATCTTTTCATCGCGAGTAGCTTTACTGTCAACTTCCATAGTGCCATCTACTTTTCTCTTTTCAATACCACCAGCTAGTTTTAACATCTTTTTGTAATCTTGGTAAGACATAATAGACTTAGCAATATTAAAATTACTAGAAGGATCTACTTCATCTACACTTGGTCGTTTTACTTCCCATATTTTCTGCTCATTAGCACCCTCTACTCCAGGAAGATTTTTCATTCTATCTTTACACTTTTTATATTCAGCATAAAGTTCATCAAACTCTTTTGACCCTTTATCAGCTTTCGCCATTTTCTTTTTAGTCATAGCCATACGCATCATAAGTTCTGCTCTTAGACCTTGCCTAACTTTACGAGTGACATTTTTACCTACACCCATGATACCATCTTTGCCTTCAGACTCTTCTTTCTTCACTCCAGGTTTTGTTTCCCTGTTTTTCTTCTGAGCATCTTGAGTTCTAGCACGATCCATCATTTTATCATGCTTCATTTTATCTGCTTCTTTTTCTTTTTTAATTCTTTCTTTTGTGGCTTTTACATCTTCATCCCAGAAAGCTGTTAAATCTTCAATAGTTTTTAACCATGCTTCGTTTTGTTCTTCTGGGTCGCCATACTTTTTATGGTATTTAAGTGTATGTTTAGATTTTTTTGTTTTCTTAAAATCGCCTTTTTTATCTAGATCTCCAGCAGCAGGATCGTACTTGGTAGGATCGCTATCATCTTTTTTAGAATCTTTTTCAAACTCTGCCTTCCTTGCTTTTTTATCTTTAGAAGATACACCTTTATAATATTGGTCAGCTTCATCCATAGGATTCTTTACACCACGAAGTGGTTCATCTCTACCAGACTTCTTAGCTTTAGGATCTTCTTTATTAGCAACAGAATCCCAGTTTGATAATGTATCTTTTAGAGATTTCATGGATTTACCCATACCTCTTGACACATTTAATTTTTGAGCAGGTCTTCTTAGCGAATCGTATTTGTTTAAGATTCCTTCAGATGCTCCAGGAGACATTTTACCTTTTGAGCCATCATTAAATTCGAATGTATAATTACCTTTTAGATTAATATTTTTTCTAAGTTGTAATACGATAGGATCTACACCTGAGCCAGATACTTCGCTCATAAAATCTTTAAATGATTTGTTTTCTACTGCGAACTTCCCTTGTCTCATAATAGCTGGTAAATATTGACGATCGTAATCTATTCCTGCAGTTTTAGCAGTCTGTAGCATTTTCTTTACGATTTCAGCAAACTCAGGAGTGACTCTTTTTGTTCTTAGTTTTCTAAGACCAAAGTTTATAAGTTGAGTTGGGTTTGACATTTTCTCAGGGTTATCAACACCCATTGAACCAGCAATAATTCTAGCGACCTTAATCCTATCAGCAGAAGTAAATCTAAATTTATTCTGTGGGTCAATTTTTAAGTTCTTTTGTTCTTCTAAATCTTTTCTCATATTTGGTTCCTTAGAGAGTAAGTCAGCCAAGTCGGCATTTATTTGGTCTAAGTAGTCATGTCTTTCTAACTCTCCTATATTATTTAGGGAGTCTGACAATTTCATTTTTATGATAGAATCAGCACCAACTTCTTCCATTAGTGCGTATCCTCTAGACTTAGCTTCCTCTAATATCTTTAATGACTGGTCGACAAGTTTTAAGCATGTAAGCACAGCAACAGGATCTTTATCACTTTCAAATAAATCTAGAAACTTATCTTTTATTTCGTAGTAATTATGGAAGTGTTCTGTAGTAAACCCTTTAAATACCAATTCATCATTATAATGATAGTCATTTACAGTATTAGTTTCGGCGATCTGACGAACTTCGTGTAGCCATTTTTTGGATACATTGCCATCTTCGTCAGATACACTAATATAATTTGCCCCACGATCCATAACTTCATATACACCATCAGCGTCTTCAACTACTGCTCCGACATTAAATATCTTCTTCGCTACATAATCTTCTCTTAGTTGAGATGTTGGTAGAATTACTTCTTCTCTAATTGGTGGCAGACCCATGCCTTTGCGTACTTCGTTAAATAATCTTTTACTATCAGCCATAGTCATTCTACGAGGGATACCTCGTTTGAAGTCAGTAAATTTACCAGAACTGGCAGCAGTTCTCATTTTAGTAGCTGACATTCCCTCAGCCATATCTGAGTCAGGGTCTCTACGACCAGAAGATAATACAGTTATCTTATCAAAGTTGTAATCTTTACCATTATATTGGTTGAGTAATCTCTTGTATTCAGCAATCCTATCACTACCAGCAATAAGTGTTAGTTCAGTAATCTTTTCTTTTGTATTGAGATACTTTGCTACTTCTATAATTGTTCTTTGATTAGGCGACTTCGTTGGCACGAAAGGAGCGTTCACACCGAACATCCTTTTCATGTAATAAATTTTGCGTTCTTGTTTTAGTGGGTTTTTCTTTTTGTCTTCAGTAGCTGTGACATATATTTTGGAGGGACTGCCTTTTGAACGAGCATACTGGGTCACCTTATTGATAAGTAATTCGTGACCAGTGGTTGGAGGATTAAATCTTCCAAACCCTATGACCATTTTTTTAGCAGGCACTTCATTAAGAAGTGTTTTAAAGTCTTTCATTTATTTGTCCCATCGATTAAATATACCTATATTTAGGTATTTATTTATTCCAACCTTTCAATATTTCAGGAGAAAAATTCAGGCGAGAGAACTCAAGTCTATCTACCAGTTTTACAGCTTTCCCTGACATCTTGTCAATAGCCACATAACCCTCAACTCCTGTCACTTTAAACCCATTGCGAGTCCTTACAAAAGTTTTCATAGATCCAATTTGGTTCATTTTATTGATTAGTGTTTGCTTTGCATCCACCATCATATTCATCAGCTTAAATATCTCAACGATTTTTTGTTTGTCATTTATAAAAAATGACAGTACATCATTCTTTTTAGCTTTCCAAGTATTCTTACCAGCTTCAGTTTTCTTGCTATCTATTTCTTTCTTATACTTGTTAGCAATATAATGAAACATTTGCGTCACATGCTGGCTTGGGTTGGTAATCCTTTTCCCTGCTTTTATCTTAGTATTGTTAAATGCCTTGATATTGATAAGCAAATCTTTATTAGCATTAATACTGTTCAATATATTAGCATTTACTTTTCTAAACTGAGTACCGATAGCAGATAGTTGCTTAGTAAACTCAGCTGTTTCTTTAGCAGTCATAGATGCTTGACCTGATACATCTTTATAAGTAGCATCATCAAACCAAACATCGCCACCTAGTATTCCAGGTTGTTTCATTTTCTTAGCAATGTTTTTACCAAACGATGCTCTAAGAGTATCGAATGTATTTCCAGTATATTCAGTATGCCAGACGATACCCATATGAGCACGACGAATAACATTTGATAATCCTGATATAGCAGGAACAGCATAGACGATAGTATTAGGTTGAAAAGTCACCATAGACTGACCATCTATATCTTTTAATTTTAAGTCATTACGACCTGCCCACATTAAGTCTCCTTGAAAGATACCACGATCTGGTAGAATCTTGGGTAAATATTTCAAGCAAATTAATAGCTTTGCTTGTAAGTCCCCAGATGTATCTTTCTTAACATCGGCAGGTGTATAATAAACTTTAGGATCTTTATTGAAGATACCTTTTTTAGCAACAAACTTTTTTCCATTTCTAGGATCTGTACCAGCAAAGATTGCTGGGGCACCATCCCATTTTACTGTAGCATTTACTTTGTTTGATGATTTACCAGCCAACATATCACGCATACCTTGCATGAAATTAATTGCTCGTCTAGCACCAGCGACACCCTCGTCAAAGAGGATGTCTTCAATATGTTCCATATGAACATTTTTTTGCTCAGTAATTAATGTCTTAAATGATTTTACCATTTTTCGTTGTATATTAACTCCCCTGTTTCATAATCCCAGCCATTAGTTTTATAGAATTCTTTATCACCTCGAGCAGTCACTCTCATCATCTCTTGGCTAGGTGGATGAGAAACTGTCATAGGATCGTGGTCAGTACCAACATACTTGAATGCTTTAGATCCTTCCGAGTAGCCACCTTGTCCTTCTAGTTTCATAGGTGGTACATGGTCAAACTCATATTTACATTCAAGTGGTGGGTCAAACTTTACTGAGTATTTACCAATATCTAAATTAGTACCATAGATATAATCACCATTATCCATTTTCATGTATAACATTTCGTGTACTTGTGCCATTAGTAAGGACTCTCTTCCATTTTTTTATCGAACATGTCCTGAGCAATCACATCATTCCAATCTTCTCTATAAGCAGTTTGTAGCTTATTCTTGAAAAGGTATATGTGTTTCTCATGAGCAGACATACCATCGATCTCATCATTAATTTTATCGATAATTGCATCGGTACTCCAGTGTGACATTATTTATCCTCCATATTAATATTTTCGAACTGTTCTTTCCAGAACTGTTCAGTTTTAATTTCTTTAGACATACAAGTTCTGTCAACTTGGTCTAAAGTAATATGACCAGCTTCATGTAAGTCAAGAAGCATATCACCGAATGGCTCTTGGTTATTAGAATTCCATCTAACGATATTCATATCATCTATATGAAACCCTGACGAGTTAAGAGCAAACTCTACAGAGTTTGAAGTAGTCGACCACTGGTTATCAAAAAAGTCAGATTGCCTTGTATAATCTCTACCAGCGATTCTGATTTCATCAACACCAACTAATTGGTTCTCAAGAGAATGTACAGTTCTTTGATAAGAACCTTTTTCCTCAGTCATTTTTAAAATTGTCATAGTCATATTTACCTCTTTTTTATCAATTTATACAGTAATTCTACTCTATTTTTAGACAAATGTCAAGTAAAATCGTCGACCGAATCGTCTTTTTTTTAGACTATTTTATTATATAAAAACAGGTACTTATAACCTATTTTTTAAATTCTTTCTTCAATCCTTCTATGGTATTGCTGTTCTTAGTTTTTACTCCTCTAAACATCCTTTCAAACTGTGCTGTATATCCTTGAATAATCTGGTTATTTGGCCAAATAACTGCTCTAGCATTAGCCAACCCTGCTTGATTTAGACCTTGCTGTTCTGACTTTAAAATAAACATAGCAGGAGAGTACACATCATTTTTATCTGATATAAATCTTTTTTTCTTTTTTTGTAATTCAGGATTTATATCTGTATGAAAACTTCCACATAATTCAAATATATTTCCAGTCATTGGTTTAAATACGATGTCACCATCTATAAGTATAGAACAATTGTCTAGACCCATTTTTTTAGTTTTAAAATCTTTACCAAACTTAACAGTATTAGCAACATCTTCATCATGAATAAGACGAGCCATATTACTTCCTCTTTGTAAATCATTTAAATCATAACGACCAGCCGAATCTTTTTTCACACCCATAGCTTTCATAGTTTCGTTTATATCTTTTAAAAACTGTTCTATTTCTGGATATGCTCTAGCTGATTGTAAATCTTTCACTTGGAGGTCAACAGCAAAACCACCATACTGTTGGAAGGCAGCAGGTTTAGTTCCTTTTTTATGTGATACAAAAATATTTGGTCTGCCTTTATATTCGAACACCATATCTGCTTTCGGTCTTCCAGGAACTTGTTTAAAATTATCTACATCAAAAGTTTCTTTTCCTACTTGTAATCTCACTATACCATATTCTCTAATTAATTTTTTTAAGTCAGCTTGTACTGTCATAACTTGCTCACTTTCAACTGCTTCGGTTTTATCAGTTTCGCTTTTTACTCTATCAGAAAAATTAATTAAATAATGTAAAGCAAGTAATAAAACAGTATCTGATTTAGAATAGCTTTTAGTTTCTGCTGGTATCTTTAAAGGAATGAAAGTTGATTTGGCAGTATTAATACCTGTAAAACTATTTTTAAGTCCAGCAGGAAATCCTGCGATAGATTTTATACTACCACGACCCATACGAAATGCTATACTCTTAGAAAAGATATAACACATAACTTGTTTATTGGGTGTTATTTTATCAAGTATTTGTTGTATTTTAGGATCTGAAGCAAATCGTTTTTCCAGTGTAGCTTTTGCTCTCACTGCATTCTGTTTGGCTTTTACAAGATCTAGGTCGTTTTCAAATTTAGACATAACACTATTTATTCTACTTAAATTTGAACAAAAGTAAAGGACTTTTTACGATTTTATTTGATTTTTAATTTTCTTGGCATACTCAGGTTTTAGGAAGTCAATTTGTGCCCAAGGAAGTTTGTTATATCCTTCTTCTTCTGCCCATCTTACGAATAGACCAACCTCTTTACCATGTGCTTCTACTTCCCAAGGAGCATCCCAATAATCTAACTTTTTAGTGTTAAACCCTTGCTTTCTATAACGAGTCCTAAAGCCATCAGAATATTCATACATTTCACCAGATGCCCATTGCTTAACATGTATCATTTCATGGGCAATAGTTTCTAGCAAAGGTCTTAGTCTAGATTCCTTTTCAACCTGTATCTTAAATTTCTTAGGACGATATGCTTCATCGTCAATCCAAGATAATCCTTGGACTTTTTCCTTAAGATATAAGTTTTTTTGTATTACGATATTTACAGTGACAGATGTTCGGAGTCGAACATCCATAGTTTTTCGAGAAACCCAGTGGGCGATAGAGCGAACAAGTTTTCTAGTCTCGGCATCTCCACCTCTGACATTGATTATTGCTTTATCTCTATACCACTTTGCCATATCAACTATTTAGTGATATTGGGAAAAGGTTGGGTTTACTCATATCTAGCACCATTGAATACAGCAGCAAAGTGTAATGGCACTACATCATTATTATAGACTTTATGAAATTTATTGGCTGGCACTGGGATGATGTCTCCAGCTTTTACAGAGATCGTTTCATCTTCAACTTCCATGAGTCCAGTGCCAGTTGTAAATACATAAACTTCTTCCTGTTGTGGGTCACTGTGTACATGACCATTAGTTTCACATCCAGGTTGTAAAATTGTGAGAGAAGGTACGAGAACATTCAATCCTTCATAATCTAATACAGTATATCTTTCGTCTTTCTTTGCTACTTTCCAGACCATTGCTCACTCACCCTTTCTCTCAAATCTGTGGAGGAAAACCTATGTTCCCTCTTATTAAAATATAATTCTATATCTCTTCTCTTACATATATCCTTACCAGTAAAATCTTTTTCTCTATATTCCTCGCCTAGTATTCTAACATCAATCTCATATAATTCTAAGATATCTTCTAAATCTTTTTCGCTTGAATATGGTATAATCTCATCAACATATTTTACTGCTTTTAATTGTGTGTATCTTTCAACGACAGTTTGTATTGGAGCATTTTTATCTTTTCTATCTATACTAGGATCTATCTGTAAACATGCTATTAAATAATCGCATTGAGATTTGGCATCCCTTAACATTTGTACATGACCAGCATGAAGCAGGTCGAAAGTTGAAGCAGTTATACCAGTTCTCATTGTTGATAGATTCTAATTAATATATCTAATGGCTCATGCTGACCACCATATGGACTTATCCATATTATAAGACCAACAAATAACATTGCTATTGCTATACCTAAGATAAATGGTTTTAATTCGTTCAAAAGAAACCTTCTAATGTGCTTAAATTTTTATCATATTTACCACCAGATGTATCACGCAATTTTAATTCAGCATGCCCAGTAGTCTTACGAATATACATCGTACATAAATCGTCAAAGTTCTCAGCAATCCACTCAATACTTGACTTAATATTTTCAGCAGTTCTAAATGTTTGTAAGCCACCAACCTCTTTATAGTAATTAGATTTTACAGTAATATCATCAAGTCTTACGACAACACCATGTTTTCTATATTGACGCATACTATACTCATAATCTTCACCATGATTAGTATGACGATCTAATTCAGGATCGTGGTCAGCTATAAATCCATACATACTAGCGATAATATAACAAAGTTTCGTATATGTACGATGCTTCATAAAGTACGCATTTGATGCTGCATATATACCGAAAGTCTTAGCATCGTTATCTTCACATGCTTGGAAACCTCTAAGTATAACTTCTTTTTCAAAGTCTTCAACACGCAGTAAGTTTTGCTCGCCATCCTTAACTTGTACTTCTTCAATATCATCATCAAAAGACATGACATAAGTTCCTTCAGGATAATACTTCTCTATGAAGTTTCTTTGCTTACCAATAGTTGGTACACCTTTTACGACTTCAATATTTTTTGTGTATTCAGTTTTAGATAAAGTATCTACATAATTGTCATACTCTCCTGGCTCCTCATCATTCACGAATACTTTAATCCTAGCTGGGTCAATATTATATGACTTTAATACCTCGATGGTTTTATTCATCACAGTTTCGTGTCGCTTATATGATGGGATACAGATTTGATAATCTTTTAAAATGTCCATTAGAAAAATTCCTCCAAACTTGATGACTGACTGTCGGGATGATACTTAGTCAATACATCTATACCTAATTTATTTTCTAAGAAATCGTACCACTCACTTTCATCCCACATTCCAGGACTGATACCATTCCATAATTTTCTTTGTAAAGGGTGTTCTTTATTAGTTCTACGAGCAGTGACATAATCTTCCCTTGCCCTTTCATAATCCCAAGATCCAAGTTCTAACATTTTTTCCCTAAAATAACACACGAATGATATTCTTTCAGCATCATCAGATTCCATAACCATAGGTGTATTACCATGTATTCCGTCATGATTATTAATTAGTAATAAATCTCCAGGACGAATGTTTACAGCAACCTTATATTCAGGAAGTATTAAATGACCACCTGAGTATTTACCATTATTAGATACAACAGTAAGATTAGAAAAACCTTCATTCAAATCACCAGCATCTCTATGGTAAGCTGTTCTAAAAGTTTTGTTTACAGTAGCAGTAGTAAATACAGTTCCTGGAATAATAAACTTAGAATCTAATTTACCACATGCTTCATTCTGCTTACCATATCTGACAGGTAATAGATCTTCAAATCCTTTACTAAGTTGTTGTAAGAAAGGAAGTGCCATCTCAAACTTATCATAATTATCACGAGTGTAAGTTGTAGGACGACCAAAAGGAATACGAGGATATCTGTCAAAATAACCTGCGATACCTGAGAAAACCTGATTAGCATAAGAAGTTGTAGATGTAAGTTTATCTCTAACTCTATTCGCTTCAGCTACCATTTCATCTTTGGGTAATAACCTTATCTCTTCAACCCATGCTTCAAACTCAAATGCTTCCTCAGCAACTTTAAGAGCCAACCATACATTACCTCTACTGTCATCAGCAATATTCTCTCTACCTTTCCACTTAGCTTTAATATTTTCTACTGGGTCAGAACCATCTAGTGTTGTAGATGGGTTTTGAAAATATGCCAATAATTCTTCATGGTAATTAGTGACCCAATCTCTAGAGCCAAGCGATTTGGTTTTTTCTATACCTGCTGCGAGTCCACGATTTTCAGTGGCACCTGCTGCTTCACGAAGTCCTTTATATGCTTCGTCTTGTTGTTCTTGAGAAAAGAAGTTCTTTCTAAACTTGAATATAATATTTTCTTCAGAGTTTTCCTCACCCATAGGTGTAGGAGCATAAAAATCACAATCATAATCAACTAACAACTCATAATGACTTTCGTCACCAAATCTACCCAATATATTTTCACAGTCAAATTTCTTAGGTGCTGTTATTGTTTTTGTCATACCTTAAATCCTTCCATACTTAATCGTTCACCTGCATCGGTTTTATCAAATACTGCTCCGATATCTTTTTCTTCCTGCCCACTATCCATTATATTACTTTGGGCAGATTCTTCAACATTGTACAATCTCATCTTGTTTTTATCAACCCCAACTACAAATCTCTTATAATAGTTAGGATCTGAATATCTGTTTTTAAGTTGTTTAATCATCCATTGTCCCATATTATCCAGTTCTTCACTAGCAATAATCGCAAACATTAGATCGGCAGTAGCTGGTAAACCGAAAGACTCCGAAGTATCTTCAAGACCAACATCAGTATTATTATATCCACCTCTTGTAGTTTGAGTAGCTGATACGATAGGACAGTTATATTCAACTGCCAGACCTCTTAGTTCTTCAGCAATAGATTTGATATAAGAATAAGTATTTACATTGGCACCCATCCTTAGTCTTTGCGAAGCACAGATATTTAGATAATCGATAAATATAATATCTGCTTTGAAACCTTTTTTCATTTTAAGTTCTTCAAGTAATGCTCTGAAGTGACCTGCATGAGCAGCACCTGTAGGATATTCTTTTACAATCAGTTTACCTTTACTGTTTTCTTTTACTTTATTAATTCTCTTACTGAATATATCATGGTCAACAACTTTAATTTCATCCATACCCAAGTTCAATAAGTTTGCGTCAATCCTTTCAGATATCTTTTCTTCAGCCATCTCCATAGTGACATAAAGAACATTCATACCCTCGTTCAATACACTAGATGCATGATGACACATAAACAAAGATTTACCAACACCAGTACCAGCCATGGCGATGTTAAGAGTTTTTTTACTCAAACCACCACGAGTAATAGTATTCAATAAATCAATATCAAATTTAATTTTTTCTTCAATCTTATGATAAAATTGAAATCTATCATCAGCATCTTCAAGATAATCATGACCGACAGAGTCATCAAAGCAAACACCCAAAGCATCCTGCATCATTTTAGGAATCGCATCTTTGGTATGTACTTTATCACGACCATCGATAATTTTGATAGAGTCCATAATAGTATTATGTACTGCTCGTTCTTTACACCATTCCTCAGTTTTATCATATAGCCAATTATCATTAATAGATTTTGGCTCAGACATCTGCTGTATTTTTTCCTGAATAAGAGCATGCTCGTTTTCAAATAAATCTTTTCGTTCAAAAACTTCAGAAGCAATCATATCAGGATTAGGAATGTTGTTGTACTGTAAGAACAGTTTATCAAACTCTTCAAATATTATCTTTTCAGTTCTATCTTGGAAATATTCAGCTTTAATAAATGGTACTACTTTTCGGCAGTACTCATCATTATGAATAAGATTATTTAATATAGTGTCTTCAATACGCATAGTTAGATTCTACCTGTAAAAAAGTTAAATGTCAAACTAGGCATCTTCTCCTAGTGCTTCCTTCATTTCATCCTCGCCACCTCTAAAAAGAACTGCTTTTTCAGCCATTTGTTCTTTTATCATAGCCATTAGGAAGTCGCCAAGTATTTTCTCAACTTCAACCTTTGGTACTGGTCTATATTTATCTGGACCATCTATCTCATAATTATAGTCAAGTTTAATAGTACCATCTTCAGTGGGTTGAAAAGAAACTTTACCAAAGGAAACTATTTTATCTTCTAGGATGCCTTGATTGACTTTAAGTTTCATGAAACCTTGTTCGTTGGTTTCTTCTAATACTGTATGTGGAAGTTGTTGCTGACCTGTATCTCTCAACTTGTCAGTATGATAGTTTTCCTTTTCCCATTCCTCTTTTGCTTTTAAGTAATCTTCTTCAGATACATAATCATTAGCAGAGTGGATTGGTTGGTACTCTTTAGGATTATTCCCCTGTATTATCTTCGGTTTCTTGCTCACTTTCAGTCCCATACATAAATTTAGATTTACAGTGTTCGTCAATCTGTTTTAATACTTCTTCAGTAAAAAACTTTTCTGGCTCTTTCATAATAACTTTACCAAATACTTTTTTACCATCTACAGTAATACGACCACCAGCACTTTCCCAGATACCTGCTTCAACAGCAAGGTCGGTAAGTCCATGATATCTAGATAAACCTGTTTCAAAATTAAGTTTACATTCAACTTTCATTTGCTCCTTAGTAAATCTAGACTTCTGAGTAGTTGCTTTAATAATATTGCCCACGATTTCTGTACCATCACGATCTTTACTTTTACCCAAGAACACGATTGTAGATGCAGCATATTTTAAGCCACCTCCACCACCCATGTCTTTCATAGGTACATAAGATCCTATAACATCGAAAGTATGATTGGTCACAATCATTGGTACATCAAGCTGTGCGAGTTTTAGACTCAATACTCTGAAAGCACCTCTAACTAATTGTGCTCTCGTCATATCACGAGTATCCTTACCCTCTGCTACATCTGCTACTTCTTTATTTGTAGAGAGCATACCCAAAGAGTCTAAACAAAATAGGATAGGTTTCCTTGCCTGTTCAGGTACAGTTTTATGATTTTCAAGAATACGCACAGCTTGAGTACGAAACTCTTGAATAGTTGTCACTGGTACAATAACAAATCTGTTTGTGTCAATATCTCTATCTTCAAGGATTTGCTTAGTAAGTGCACCCTCTGTTTCAAAATATATAACACCTGCTTCTTTATCCATGTCTAGGAAGTTTTTAGCAACTCCTAGAGCGAAAAAAGTTTTACCTGTAGAACTCTCACCAGCAAGGGCAGTCACCTTGTTTCCTGGAAGTCCACCATAAATAGAACCACTCAATAAAGCATTAAATGCGTAAGACCCTGTGTCAACAAAACCGACATCAGAGTCTAGAGCATTTTCCGCAAGTCCTGCGTACTCGTTATCGAGATTATCTATAAGGTCGTTTAAATACCCAACCATATAATTTTCTCCTTTAGTTAAATAGATGCGTCAATAGGTTTAGATTCTACTGGCTCTAACTTTTGCATCTTAATGTTAGGTGCCAACCTATTATTTGTTTCAGACCATTTCAATCCGACATATACTCGATACAACCCATCAGCTGTAATGAATACATCTTTGTTCCACTCTTCATATCCAGGAAGAGAAGTAGGAGTGATTATGTTGTTAGTTTGACTTGTAGATCTTTCAACCATTAAGTCTTCACCTTCACCAGATCCTTCTTCTTTATATATACTCTCATTTTGAGTAATCCTGCCATTCACTTGGTCAGCTAAATCCGACTTTGCGATAGTAGTAGCTTTATCAAGAGCAAACTGAAGATCGTAAGAAACTGAAGAGCCGACACCATAAATAAATTCTTCGGCATCCCTGTTTCTAATTAATCCTTTTTCTACTTCTGCGTCTAAGTACCAAGTCGGCACTTTATTAAGAACACCATCACGATTTGCTTCAGTGGCAATCTTAGTAGTAGAACATGCTGCCAAAAATACCAGCATACCTGAGATTAGTAAGATTTTAAAATTTTGAAATGATGACATTATAAACCTCCTTCACGATTTCAATTATGTTATTTGCCATTTCAGGATAGAAGTAAGTAATCCCAATCCCGATAGCAACTCCAATAATATATTTCATAATATAGTTATCTCCTAGTTCATTTCCGTAATTAGCTTCACGAATACAGAATACATTAATAACTGAGCACCCTCATATAATAGGGCATCAGTTGCGTTAGCATCTGGGTCAAACTTTTGTTTTCCCTGCTTAGTTTCTTCCTTACATGTTCTAGTAGTTATCTCCTTAACTATAATACCATTTTGGACAACCTGAGTCGTCTCTGTAGTACAGTTTGGACCATATGCTACAACCTTAGTCAAAGGTGCAGTATAGGCTGGAGGAGAACACATAGTGACTCCAAGCATCATCAATATAGCTATTACTTTATTCATTATCATCATTCTACTCTTAAAAAACTTAAAAGTAAACCTCTGCTAAGTCTTTGAATTTAAAAGAAATCCTCAAGACTGGCTGTTTGCTTTACTTTCCATCCAAGTGATTGTATCATGATATCGACTGGATCTAAGAATACCTTTTCAAACATCAAGTCATAATCAGCATAATCATGTATGCCGAACTCTTTAGGAACAACATCTAGGAAGGATATAACATTCTCCCTGATGACATTAGGTTTTTTCAAGTAAACGAATTTAATTTTCTCACCCTCTTTAATATCATTGTATCTTAGGTCTATGTTCTTTTCTTTCAAATAATGATTATAAAGTAAAGCACCTCTGACATGAATAGGAGTTGCTTTCCTATATATGCTCATAGAATCTTTATAGTTGCTGAGACCATTTACAGATCTAGGGAAGGAAATCTCTTCAATAGGTAAAGAGTTGAAATAGTTTCTAGTCTCTTCAATATATTTGAAGAGTTCATTATTATCGCCATGTAGGATAACTGGTATCACACCCTTTAGAAGTTCACGAACAGCATAGGGAGTAGAAGATTTAATCATCTCTAGTCCCATAATTTTCATCTTAGGTTTTTTATAGGACACACCTTCAGAATTATACACTGAAAGAACATACCTTTTTTTCGCAGTCCATAAACCTTTATCAGCTAGAACTTCTCTTTCCATAACCATCTTGTTAGCAAAGGCATTTTGCCTATTAGCCAGTTCAGAATATTGTTCATTTATATATGGCATAAATTTATCATTACATATAGTGTCTAGGAACTTGATGGTTTTATTTATGTCAGATTGTTTATCTCCCATAACTTTATCTACAAGTTTTTCGAATGTCACATATATAGAATCTGTATCAACAGCGATAATATAATCTTCGTTTTCTGTACCGATTATCTTGTTGAGATATTCATTCATTCTATCGTGTATCCAACGAATAGATAATTGACCAGAAGTAGTAATAGCTTCAGCCATTTTTAAATTAAAGTATCTGAAGTATTGATTACCAAGTGCACCATAAGCTGAGTTAAGAGCAATCTTCAAACCCATCTGATAATTATTCTTACTTGATATAACTTTTAGCTGACGAGTATCTTTCTCATCCTCATATAATTGCTGTGCTTGAAGCATCTCTTTCTTAGCGATCTTCCTTTGATTATAGAAGTCTTCCATAATACTAGGGAATACACCTCTGAAATCTTTTCTATATTGAGAGCCATTGGCAGCAACAGCAAACTCCGAATCTATGGCAGGGTTTTTAAGATAATGCTCAACTCCTTTTTCTACAGACTCAGGTTGTAGAGTTTCGGGAGATATATTATATTGCATAATTAAATGGGGATACAGCGAGTTCAAGTCAAATGAAGCAACCCATTTATGTAAACCAATCAATGGCTCTTTTACGAATGCTCCTTCAAACTTAGTCTTTTTATCTTCATTAGATTTCGGTGGTATTACCACATTTACTTTCATCAGATAATTGTGAACAATCATATCCCACATACGAACCTGAGAAAATACATCATCATAATTAATCTTAGCATTATATGCCATAGTAAGCTGAAGTTCAATCAGCTTCATTTTATCTTCTAGCCTGTCAACTAATACTGTATCAATAACATTATAATCAACAAATTTATTCCAATCATTTCTATAGAACTCTGAGAATGTTGCGTACTCACTATGGTCAAGTTTCTTTTGACCAAGTTCAACGAAGGCAATATTATCTAGACGATAAGATTCTTGTGCTGTGTAAGTATATTTTTTATAGAGGTCAAGATAATCAAGTTGAGCAATACCTGCGATTGCTATGGCGAACTCTTTATTACCTTTTACGAATATCTCTCGTTCATGTACAATTTTCCAAGGAGACAATCTACGAGCATGGTCTTCGCCAATTACATGACACATTCTTCGCCATAAATATGCGAGGTCAAAAAACTGAGAGTTCCAACCTGTAATTACATCAGGATAATTTTCAATCCAGTAATCTAGGAACTTGTGAAATAAAATCTTTTCATCACGACAATATACATATCGCCAGTTATTATGTTGCTTTTCGTCACCTGTATATTCTTTAGTGCCGAAAGTAATAATCTCTTTTGAATGATTATCTTGTAAAGTAATTAGTAGAAGTTTCTCGTTGGCTCGTTCAATATTAGGGAATCCTTCTTCAGTTTCAGTCTCAATATCTATTGACCAAATCTTAATAAGTTCTTTATCCCATTCAATATCATCCTTAAACTCATCATGCATATATTGGTAATGCCACTGAGTTTGACCATGTACTTCCATAACATCATTGTATCGGTGTACAAAGTCTTTAGCATCCTTTATAGATCCTTGTTGGATTTTATAAGCAGGATGCCCTTTAAGAGTTTTGTATGGTGTTTCGCCTTTACCTTTTGTGACCCATACACTGGGTTTGAAAGGTATCTTCTCGGCTTTTCGCTTCGTGCCAGAAATATATCTGACTAGAAGCTGATTACCATGGGGATGAACATTTGTATAAAACTTCATTAATACAACTCTACTCTAGATTTGTTTAAAAGTAAAGTTATACAATTAATTTTTTTTCGGGAGTCATAATACTAGGACTTCCCCATATTCTCTTATATTCGTCTTTTAATTGTTGGGTTGGAATTACAACAGACTGTATAGCTGTTTTGTAAAATATGATAGAATTAGCTGGATCGCCATATGGGCAATAAGGTGCTAATCCTACTTGTGATTTTCCTTGGTCATTAGGGTTATCGGTGACTAGCATACTTGGAACTTTACATTCATATTGCTCAACACCGAAGTCGACTATTTCTGCTACGATAATCTCACCTGAGTTCATCATAAACAATTTGATATTTTCATCTTTCATAATATATCTCCATATTAAAGTGGTGCTCCCCAGCATCGGCTGGGGAGTCTTGGTTAATTACTTAATGTCGATGACTTTAAGTTTCTTCTCTTCAGGAATAATCCTTTCGAGTTCGACGGAAAGCATTCCATCTTTTAGAGTGCCACCTTTGACTATAACATCATCAGCAACTGTAAATGTACGAGCAAAGTTTCTCTTAGAGATACCTCTATGTACATATTCTTCTTCAGTTGTTTCTTCAGAAGGCACCGACTTAATAGTCAAAGTGTTCTCCTGATGTTCAACTGTAATATCTTTTTTAGAAAACCCAGCCACAGCCATTTCAATAGCAAACTTCTCATCGCTGAGTCTTTTGATATTGTATGGTGGATAAGTTTCTTGTTTGTGGATTTCTCCGACTCTATCGAATGTATCGAATAAATTGTCGAAGCCGATTGAAAAGGGAGCAAGTCTGCTGTCCCTCCATAGATTATAATGCGTCATATTTTCCTCCTTATGAAGCGAGTTTAATTTACGAGAACCCATTATGGCATTCTCTCTACATTATATATAGGTATCATTACAAAAATTTCAAGTCCTTTATATAAATTATTTTACGAGACCCTCACGAATAATGCTGGCACTTTGTACCAGTCAGCTCCTGCAGGATCGTACGATGTTGCTTGCTGTGGACCCATATTTCTCCAAGTGCTATTACCTGTAGAATCTATTTGTGCCCAGCTGTTCAAACCACCTGCGTCTCCAGGGTTTAAACCTGAAGCAGTATTGGGTGGCGAATAATTGCTTGTATATCCTGGACCCAAGTCACTTGTGCTTATAGTTCCAGTATGATACCAAAGTTTGTCACCAGATACAGTATTTCCAACATTAATAAAGTCTGGAGTTGTACCAGCTAAATCATTGAAATAGTATAGGAAAGCATAAGACTGATTATCTCCTAAAGCTGTAGATGGTAAATTTGTTGAGTTAGTAGCAGTTGTAGCAGTGGTTGCTGTTAGAGCATTCCCAGTAGTATCTGCATCAATAGATGAAGGCAATCTAGCTTTGTTTAAAGTACCACTTGCTATATTAGTAGCATTAGTTGTATCAGTAGTTGCCGATGCTGCCAGCGAAGAAGTATCTGCTTTCGCATTTATCTGTGTTTGTACATTTCCAGTCACACTATTAATATGTTGAAACTCTGTGTTAGTCACAGTTCCATCAGCAATCTTAGTTGCGTCAATCGCAGCAGATGCTTTTATATTAGCATCTTCAATATTTGAAATAGAGTTGCCAGTACCATCAGCATCAATAGTTTTATTTGTTAAAGTATCAGTAGATGTTCCAGTTAGGTAGCCAGCATTATTGGTAAACATATCAACATTACCAGCTTTATTAGTAAGAGTATCAGATGAAGATGCTGTGATATATCCACTATTATTAGTGAACATAGAAATATTTCCAGACTTATTAGTAAGTGTGTCTGTAGAAGACGCTGTAATAAATCCTGTTAAGTCAGGTGGAGTATTAGTAAATACACCTGTGACATTATTAAATGCCAAAGATCCAGTACCAGATGCTGAAGCATTGATGGCTGATAAATCTGTATATAAGATACCAGCTGTATCGGATCCAGGTTGCCATTCCCCAGCAGATGCGTTGTATTTTAAAACCTGACCATTAGAAAGTCCAGTAGTATTTACATCTCCTAGTGATGCCAATGTCACATTCGCACCCTGTAATGCAGATACTAGATTTCCATATGTAATATGTTTTGTAGTAGATTCGGAAGTGTCAACAATCAGTAATTTATCAATGGACTCTGGGGTCGCTAATACTGGAAGTTCACTAATCTTTGCGTCAGCCATTTACTCTCCTTATTTCTTTTTCCCAATATTATATTTAGGTACTAATTCCCAAGAAGATTTATCTTTATGGGATAAAACCTTAATCTGAGAGAGGGATGCTTTTGGCTCAGCTTGACTAGAATCTACAATATTTAATAGTTCCCAATCTTGTAGCAGAACAGCAATAGTATTCCTTCGCTCAATATCGTTATTAGCTATATTAGATTCTTTACCATCTAATGCGAAAAGTTCTTTAAAATGTACTATGAAATACTTGCCTTGTTTATGTAAAATATGGCAAGACTGAAATAGTTTGTTTTCTGTGCGAGAAGATATTCCTATTCGAGTTAGGGTTTCTCTAACTTTTAGAAAGTTATCTGGCTCTGGGAGTGTGACTTCAAGCATCTTCTCCGCAGTCCAATCGTAATGTATCATTTCAACTGACATGTCTATTTACCACCTTTATTTAGTTTTTGTTCAATAATGCTCATCTGGTCAGTTGTTAATATATCCATCACCTGACGAGCCTTTTCTGGAGAATATCCATAATATTCCATAACCAGTTTCAAAGACTCGGTTTGCTTCTCATTTTTATGCCACTTCGAGAACCTTTTGCCTTTTGTAATAGTATTTAGTAAAAAATAGTATTGCCAAGACTTCGGGATATCATGATATTGGTTCATCATGTTGGACTGCATTATTGTGTCAGGGAAATAACTCAAACCTCTATTAATAATAAAGGGTACATAATCCTTATCGGCAAGAGGATTATCCTGGAATAGATCCTTCTTGTCGTTAGTTATGTTGTTAATATAAAGGAAAGGGTTTGCCATTATTTAAACTTACAGGAAGCCATTATCTCTGTAAGTGCTGCCATTTTATTAAGTTCATGGTCAGCGACAAATGCTGCTTTATACTGATAATCTGCGAGAATCAGAACCATTTGTGGAACTGAAGCAGATTCTAGTTTGTTATTAGCATTATTAAATATATCAGAAAATAATTGGGTTGTTTCAATATCACTATTTTTAGTGACCCATTTACGAACCTCTTTGAAGTTCTTATCCTTTAGAAGTGTAAAGAGATTATTCCAGGACTCTTCACTGACATTAATCATAATGCCACTATCTATCTTACCAGATACTGAATATCTTTGAAGTTCGTTCAGCACCCTTCGGAAGTCAGGATAATGTTTTTGTATAATTTCTACAACTGCTTTTTGCTCAAAGTCCACACCCTCAGTATTAAGAATATGCTCCACTCTTTTATAGAAAGCTGTAGCAACTGCTGGTTTATCCTTAGCATCAGTCCTAAACTCAACCACAGCACATCTAGAGTGAAGTGGCTCAATAATCCTATTCTTAAAATTACAGGTAAATATAAATCGGCAGTTCCCAGAGAACTCTTCGATAAATGCTCTCAGTGCTGGCTGAGTACTGTTCGGATTCAAATAATCAGCTTCATCAAGAATAACGATTTTCTTTGAGTCAGTCAGGGAAACCGACGAAGCAAAGTTTTTGATTTTTGTTCGTATCACATCAATGCCAGATTCTTCGGAACCATTAATGAACAGATACTCAGCACCGACTTCGTTGCATAGTGCTTTGGCGACAGTAGTTTTACCGACACCAGCAGTACCACAGAACAGGAAGTTCGGCAGTTGCCCACTAGCAACAAACTCTTTGAATGTATCCCTTAAACTGTCAGGAAGGACACACTCCTCAATAGTCTTAGGTCTGTATTTCTCGACCCAAATAAATTGGTCATCCATAATATAAATCTCTCAGTAAAATTAAAAGTCAAAAGTAGAGTCAGCTTCAACTGCGATGAAGTAAGTCAAGTCATTCATCTTAGAAGCAAACTTAGAGATTCTTTTCTTAGAAATAGAAACTACATAATCCCCATCTAGCATTTTGAAATTATCAATCCTGAAATTTACTTTAAACACTTTATCAGTTGTGCCCAAAGTAGCATCCCAAGAGTTAGAAGTAGCATTCTTTTTATCAGCTACAACTACACTAACATTCGAACCATCACCAATGAATGATACATCACCAGATCTCAATACTGAAG